TGGCGAGCCACCACGTTTTAAATGCCCTGACCAATGTGGATGAGGAACAGATGAAAGAAGTTCCTATCGAGAAGCTCATCAAGGAAACAAACGGTCTGATCCGCGCTGCTGCTTATAAGAAGCGGATCGAAGTACAGAACAAAGAAAACTATGAGGCGGGACTGGAAGCTGTTCAGAGCATGGTATTTGAGACCATGGCAAAGGACGATCCGGAACTGTACCATCGGGTCAGCACTTACCTCAATAAGAAAAAAAGCGAAGGAATGGAGGGATAGGCTGTGTGGTATGTGATTCAGGTTAAAACTGGAGAAGAAAGCGGAATTGCAAGGAAACTGAAAAATCAGGCAATCCGAGCCGAGGTTCCCATTGAGAATCGTCCCATCCGGTCTGGTGGGGCATGGACAAAAAAGGAATATATTCTGTTCCCGGGATACGTGTTCCTGGACATGGATTTCACAGCCAGAAACTATTACCGGGTAAAAGAGGTTCCGGGAGTGATCCGGTTCCTGGGAGACAGTAAGGCACCATCGACACTGTCCTATCTGGAAGCGGAATGGATCAGAATTCTTTCCGGCAATGGAGAGCCACTGGAACCGACTATGGTAAGGGAAGACGGAAGCGGTGGTATCACTGTCATCAGCGGAGTTTTAAAGCAGTTAGAAAACAGAGTTTTAAAGTGGGATAAAAGAAGTCGGAAGGCAACTTTTGAAATTACGATCTGCGGCGAAGCCAGACAGGTGCAGCTTGGGATCGAGGTGGAAGGCGGCGGAGAGCTGCAGGAAGCTGGAAGCGATGCTTCCCAGAATGCGGCACAGCCATTATTACAAGACGCGACTTAAAACATGACCGGTTGATTCGTCCCGGTTGTGTTCGGGACGCAGGCATAAAGAAAAGGAACTGAGCAGAAAAGGACGCTGGTCGGGTGGCGAAGCCCGGCCTTTTGGCTTCCTCTGTCCGGTTCCTTTTCTCTTTGCCTGTTATTCCCCTTTTAAAAGCGTTAGGAAGCCGTTTAAAACCGTTTAAAGGTCTGCGGTCGGGGAAATTACCACATAAAGGCAAAATGAGCCGTATGGGGCGAATTTGAACAGGAAAAGAAGCGGGACAGAGGTGAAAGGTCATGCGGAGAGGAAAAGATGCAAGTCTGAAGGCGCTGATCAGCGCAATGGCGGAAGCGGAGAGCAAAAGTTACTACGAAGAACAGGAGAATGCTTTAAACGATCTTTCTGGTCTTTTAAAAACATTTTTAAACAGGGACGATTCGCCAGAGCGTGTCCGGATCAGAAAAGATTATGAAGCGGGCGCGGCTCTGACTGGAAAAGGCGGAATCCGGCAGCGCCTTGGTGCTGTTGATATGGAGTTCTTCGGAAGGGCCTACTTTCCACATTATTTTTCCAGACCGTCTCCGGAGTTCCATCGGGAACTGGATGCTATCTGGCAGGATGGAGTCTTAAAAGGACTTACACCAAGCACACCGAAGCTGGTCAAGCAGATCAGCCGGATGAATGGCTGCAAACGTGTAGTAGCAGCTCCCCGTGGACATGCCAAGTCTACCAGCCTGACGTTTAAAGGAACGATCCACGCCGTTGTATATGGGTATAAGCATTATCCGATCATTATTTCCGATAGTTCGGATCAGGCGGAGGGCTTCCTGGATAATATCCGTGTGGAGTTTGAAGAAAACGAAGCGATCCGGGAAGATTTTGGGGATCTGACCGGAAAAGTCTGGAGGAGCAATGTTCTGGTGACCAGCACCAATATCAAGGTGGAGGCTATTGGCTCCGGCAAGAAGATCCGAGGCAGAAAGCACCGGAACTGGAGACCGGATCTGCTGATCCTGGATGATATTGAGAATGATGAAAATGTCCGGACACCAGAGCAAAGGGCGAAGCTGGATAGCTGGTTTAAAAAAGCGGTTTCCAAGGCCGGTGATGATTATACAGATATTGTCTACATCGGAACCCTGCTCCATTACGACAGCTTGCTGGCAAATACTCTTAAAAACCCTGGATACAAAGCGATTAAGTACCGGGCAGTTATATCATTTTCACCGGAGGCAGACCTGTGGCAGGAGTGGGAAAATATTTTCACTGACTTGTCTGATGAAGACCATGAGGAAAATGCACGAAAGTTCTTTGAAGCGCACCGGGGAAAGATGCTGGCTGGGACAGAAGTTCTCTGGGAGGAAAAGCTCTCTTACTATGACCTGATGGTCATGAAGGTGACAGAGGGTGAGGCCTCCTTTAACTCTGAGGAACAGAATGAACCGATCAACCCGGAAGACTGCGTTTTCAACGAAGAATGGTTCGACTACTACAACGAAGCAGAAATGGACTTCAAGGACAAGGATTTCCAGTTCTTTGGTTTTGTCGATCCTTCTCTTGGAAAAACCAAGAAAAGCGACTTTTCTGCAATCATCACACTGGCAAAAAGCAAAGTTACTGGTTACATGTATGTACTGGATGCGGATATTGAACGGAGGCACCCGGATCGTATCATCACGGATATCCTGGAGAAAGAGCGTTGGCTGAAGCGTGATTTTGGACGGGGCTATAAAAAGTTCGGTGCTGAGACCGTACAGTTCCAGTGGTTCTTAAAAGAGGAGCTGGCCAAGGCATCCGCCAGGGCCGGTCTGTATCTCCCGATTGAGGAAGTACCGCAGACCAGCGATAAGACCATGAGAATTCAGACCATGCAGCCAGATGTAAAGAACCACTATATCAAATTCAATAAAAAGCATAAACGGCTCCTGGAGCAGATGTTCCACTTCCCGATGGGCGCTCACGATGATGGCCCGGATGCCCTGGAAGGCTGCCGGACAATTGCCAAGAAAAGCAAGCGGTTCCGGATCATGGACAGGAGAGCGGCTGGATTGTAAAGGAGGCGGTATATTATGCCGGTTATTTATATGGACAGGGCTTCTGCAGAAAGCCTGACAGAAAAAGATATTCGGGAGATCATAGATGAAAACCTGATGGATCTGAAATATGGAATGCTGACTGATTACTACGTGGGGCAGCATCGAATTCTTTCAGAGACCAAGAAAGACAGCACAGCACCAAACAACCGTCTGGTTAATAACATGGCGAAGTACATCACGGATACAGCAACCAGTTATTTTGTTGGGCAGCCGGTTGTCTATAACTCCCAGGATGATATCTACCTGCAGACAGTGCAGGATATTTTTGATTATAACGATGAGCAGGATCATAACATGGAGCTGGCTAAACAGTGCAGCATCTGCGGGAGCTGCTTTGAAATGTTATATCTTGATGAGGATGCGCAGATCCGTTTTGCAAAGGTGGCACCGTCTGATCTGATCATGATTTATGAGAGTGACAGCGGCCATGCCCAGCCTATGGCGGCGATCAGGAGCGTCCGGTCTGTCGATAAAGATAAGAATGTGATCCTGAAGGTGGAGTTCTGGAATGCGTATCAGGTTCTCCGCTTCCGGTCATTCAATAACGGGTATTTGAATCTGGAAGCAATTGAGGATCATTACTGGCAGGATGTCCCCTTTGTGGAGTACATCAATAATGAGGAGCGCCGGGGAGATTTTGAGGGCGTTATCACGGAGATTGATGCCTACAATAAGGCCCAGAGCAATACGGCGAATTACTTCCAGTATAACGATGATGCTATTTTAAAGATCCTGAAGCTGGGAGATGTGAGCAGTGATGATGTTCGGGACATGAAGGAAAAAGGTGCGATCATTCTGGATGATGGAGGAGATGTTCAGTGGCTGCTGAAACAAGTGGATGATACCGCAATGGAGAATTTTAAGAATCGTCTGCGGGAGGATATCCATACCATGTCTCATGTTCCGCATTTATGTGATGAGTCTTTTGGCGGGAACCTTTCTGGAGTAGCAATCGCTTATAAGCTCTGGGGCCTGGAACAGTTATGTGCCATGAAAGAGCGGAAATTTAAAAAGGGACTGCAGCGCCGGATCGAGCTGATTACCAATATCCTGAATATCAAGGGCGGCCATTATGATTATAAGGACATTACTCCGAAGTTCCGCAGAAACAAACCAGAAAACAATCTGGAGCTGACACAGATCGCAACGCAGCTCTCCGGACTGCTTTCCACGGAGTCAAGGCTGCAGATGCTGCCATGGGTGGAAAATGTCCATGATGAGATGGAAAAGCTGGAGGAAGAAAAGAATAAGGATGTTGACGAATTCGGCACCTATGAGAATTTTGCCAAAGCATTTGAGAGCCAGCAGAACGGCATGACTGCCGAAGCAGCTGCGGAGGGCGTAGATGAGTCAGAGAGAACGGAATGAATGGATTGAACGGGCCAAGGAAAGAGTTCTGAGAAATGCCAAGGAAACCGACACCTATGCCAGGGATATCATGGATCTTTATGATGAGACGGCCAACCAACTGGAAAATGAGATTAATGCCATGTTCCAGAAGTATGCCCAGGATAACAAACTGAATAATGCGGAAGCGGAAAAGCTCTTGTCCAGCGAGGAATACAGCCGTTGGAGAAAGAGCATGGATAAGTATGTGGCCGAGGCCCAGACGAATTCCAGGACGCTGCTGGAGCTAAATACGCTGTCTGCTAAGTCCAGGATCAGCAGAAAAGAGCAGCTTCTTTCGCAGATTTATTTTCAGATGATGAACCTGGCCGGAGATACGGAAACAAAGCTGACAGATCTTCTTAGTGATATGTTCAAAACCAATTATTACCGTAGCTGCTATGATATTCAGAGCATCATGGGAGTAGGTTTTACTGTGGCGAAGGTTGATGAGAAGATGCTGAAGCGCATTCTGGAGTTTCCATGGTCTGGGAAAAATTATTCCCAGGCGCTGTGGGAGGATACGGATAAGCTGGCGGCTCTTGCCAGAAGGGAACTGACCATGGGCTTCATGTCCGGGGCCAGCGTCCAGAAAATGGCAAAATCCATAGATGATGTGATGCACCGGGGGCGTAAAAATGCGGAGCGCCTGGTGAGAACAGAAAGCAGTTACTTTTCTAATCAAGGCCAGATGCAGTCCTATCAGGAACTTGGAATTGAGGAATACATTTTCCTGGGAGGTGGCTGTGAGATATGCCAGGCTTTGAATGGTCAGGCATTTAAGTTATCTGAAGCCGAGGCGGGAGTCAATCT